CCGAATGTTTAGCAAAAACTTCGTACAAAAATCCGCACCCACGGCTCCTCTTTCTAAGGGGAGAACGCGAAATGATAGGGTAACGCGTGTGCACAATTCCTTCCGGTCGGGGCCTCCTAAAGCAAAATTATCGCTTAAGAAGGCTCCGGCTGTTCTGGCACCTACTACTCGTACTATTGTAGGTGGTGAGGGGGCAGCAAGCCCCCCCAGATTCACTCCAGTTGAGCAGTTCCTTTGGGACACACTTAACGTTTTACTTGAGGCCGCATCGCACTTTGGGTGCCGCCTCACTTCATGGGAGTCAAAGGTTATCAGGTTAAACACTTTGACTACCTGGATGTCATACCTTCCTGTTGCCACGGAGGCAGCTGCGATAAAGCTTGTGAAATACAAAGCTGCAGCCTACTTCGCGTCGCACAAGAAGCTTGAACTTCCAGAATGGCCTTTTCCGAAAAAGGTCCCCACAACAACTGACATGCCGGCTTATATCCTAGGTGGAAAATTCCGAGCATGGCAGCGTTTACTTTGTTTGTCTTCTCCAGTCAAGTGGGACCAGTGGCTCGCCACCGTCTCTATTGGCTGGAAGAAGGGTTGCCCGCGTCCCTCCCGAGAGGTTGTTGACGCAGGGGTTCTGTCTACATTTGGTGTACTCACGACGCGTGTTCCCGCTATTGTTTGGGCCGACGCGACGGATGACGAACTTTTTCCGTTCGACACCATCACACATGATGATATGAAGGAGGAGATCATTCGCACTGTCCATGAACTTTTTTGGGACGTGCAGTGGGTTGATCTGAGGTCTAAGGTGAATGCTTTTCTCCCTTCGACGTCTGCAAACTACATCAAGTCACGAGCTGGACTTGGTGCTGTTGGCGCCTTCCTTCAAGATTACAACGAGTTACTCCCTACTCTTGATCTCATCAACGTGAAGCACGAGCTGCGCTCAGTGCGTGTGCCGCCTATTTACTCCAAGGCCGCACCAGACAGGATTGAAATGGAGGAGGATGACAAGGAATCTCTCCTGATTGACGACCGCGAGGGGAACGCTGCTTTTCAGCGTTTCCTTGGAAATGTACTGCATATGGCTCTCGACGAACCTACCAACGTAACACTTGTTGGATTGTCGGAGGCCTTTAAGGTACGAGTTATTTCCAAGGAACCCGTCGCGACTTCGACGTACTTGAAGATACTGCAGCGTTTCATGTGGAACACTCTCAGTAAAACCAAGACGTTTCGTCTCATTGGCACACCAGTCGATGAAATGATCATTCAGGACAGGATTGGCGCCTTGTATGGTGGAGAGCTATTTGCTTCCGTCGACTACAGCAGTGCGACCGATTTACTCTACTCTGAGTACTCGGATCTTGTTGCACATGTGATCGCGGAGACTGTAGGGCTTGACGACAATTCCGCTGAGTTGTTCATAAGGTTGCTCACAAAGCACCAGATTGAACACCCAGAGAGCGGTGTCTTGACCCCTCAGGCGCGAGGACAACTAATGGGTTCGGTGATTTCCTTTCCCATCCTTTGTATCCTCAACGCCGCAGTTTGCAGAGTAGCTTGTGAAGTCTCAAGAAATGGCATCTGGATTCCCCCGCGCCGCGCTCGCGCGAACGGGAACCGGAAGTACATGAGGCTCACACTCGACCAATGTCCTTTGTTGATTAACGGAGACGATGCATTGATGCGACTTACCCCCGACGGCTATAAAGCTTGGTCGTCGGCTGCTGGTATTGTCGGATTCTCGCCGTCCATCGGAAAGACCTTCTTCACTAAGGAGTTTTGCCAAATTAATTCGGTAAACTTCAACTACAGTGAGGCCTATTCTGTTGGTCCGCGTAAGTGTCGCTTTCGTCGTGTGGAGTTTATTAACATGGCCCTGCTATACGGTCAGACTCGATCCTCATCAAAGGTCGACATCGTTAGTATGCGAGAGGGCACATTAGGCGCACGCATGCGCATGTTAATTGACTTTGCGCCACAGTCAACTCGGCAATCTTTAGCTGCCGCCTTCGTTTCACGGAACGCCCCCCACCTCACGAACGTCAAGCTGCCCTGGTTTCTTCCAGAGCTTGTCGGAGGTTTGGGATTTTATGGTGTTCCCTCGAAAGAAGACTATGTGTACTTCTGCCACGCAGTGAGAAAGTTTCCAACTCTCCCAGTGTCGCAGCGTCCAGTCTCACTCAGCGAAAAGTCTGAATGGCAGACCCGTCGTCTCGCAGAGCAGGCGTTGAAGAAATTCAACTGTCCTGTACGCGTGCTTGATGACGAGGAGGCCAAGAAGGCGAAATACGCCATATCCTGGGTGGGTGCCATGCAAATGTTTGATCCCCTTGTTAAGGCTGACTCATCTCTTATGCATCAAGTATGTTCCGAACGTCTCGCAGTGAAAGCCGCGATCCGACGAAATGAGCGATTGATAGCAAAGATGAAACAAGAGGCCTTTAAGGGTCACACTCCTTTGTTTGGTACAGATGTTGACGGGCAGAAAGTTCTTCTAGGTCCCGACATGGTACACATTGTTGCAAAAACGATTAAGTTCCCAGTGTTAGATTACGCGGTGGAGATCCGCGATTTCACACAGGAGCAACTATTCGAACCTCCGGTCCTTACGACGGTCGGTAAGTATAGTCGTGCTCGTTCTCACAGGGGTGAGGAGCGTTTAATAGGGCAGGCTCTTAAGCTTGATAATCTCTCGCGCAAATTCATGGCGAGGTTCGATCCTAGTCAAGTCAGTCAATTTTCATCGACCGACCAGGCTACTTTTGATCGAATTTACAAGCAATAGGGCAGTGTCCTAGGTTTCAGGGGGCGCGTCGGCGGCACGGCTGGCGGCTCTCGCTGATTGGGAAGTTATATGACTGAGAATGATGTGATGACTTGCCCGGCATGGCGCTTAAACGCGCGCTATCGGCCCGGGGAGATAGTAGTGTGTTGACGTCGGAGCTCTGCAGAACAAAATAGACAGCTGTCCAATTAATCTGTAAACTTCAGTAAGACGTCATCAAGTAAAGGGAACGAGTGTGTAAGTCCTTAATTGTGGTTCCGTGGGTTTAAATGTCTTGTCCGGTCGCTTGCTATGGCTACGACTTTATCAAGGGGCACTTCTATCACACACGGATAAATCCAAATTGCGACACTTGTTGATACGGGTAGGAGCTGTTAGGCTTGGAGGTCAGGCGTCGAAAGACACTGAGTGCTTACAGCGAGACCATTAAGTGGGAAGGTTGCAGAGATGCGACCTTAACAACTACTCCTAAAACCGAACCCGTCCTGTTCCTTTGCGTGACACTATCGTCCTTAAATCACATC